GTGTCTCGCTGCGGTCCTGAAGTGGGAGCAGGAGCACGGCATCCAGCCCGGTGTCTGGGGCGGGCTCGACGAACACCAGCGGCGCCAGCTGCCGGGGCACAAGCCTCGGTCAGTGGCGGCCTGACTCTCCACCAAGGAAAGAGGAAGCATGACGAACGAGATCGTGAAGGACCGAGGCCGTGTCTACGGCGACCCGCTCGAGCACTTCCCGCGCGTGGCGCAGGTGTGGTCGGGGATCCTCAACACCGAGGTGTCCGCCATCCAGGTGGCGCTGTGCATGATCGGGCTCAAGGTGATTCGCACCGAGGAGTGCCCGACCTACAGCGACAACAGCGACGACGTGGAGGGCTACCTCGACATCGTGCGCCAGCTCGTCGGGCCGGACATGATCCAGGCCCGCTCCACCCAGGAGTACCTGGACAAGCTGGCTGGGTTGTGGCGCTGCCCGAACCCGGCGTGCGAGTGCAGGGACGAGGACTGCGGCTGCCACCTCGACCCGAACCGGTGTGCGGCGGTGGCGACATGAGCATCCCTCAGTACAAGGAGCCGGCCTGGCTGCTGGCCAAGACCGACCAGAAGCTGGCCGACATGCGGGACAACCTGACGGCCGAGCGGCTGGCCGGGTTCAAGGCGGTGCTGATCCCGCTGTTCGACCCGGCGCCCGGTGTCGATGACACCGACGGCTCGAGGTGGGACCGGACCTGCGACAACTGCGGCAAGTACTGCCCGGACGGGACGCCCTACTTCGTGGGGCAGAGCAAGCGGGAGATGCACGGCAAGCAGGTGTTCCTCACCTTCGGGGCGTGCAGCGAGTGCATCGGGATCCCGGCATGACGCTGGCCTGGCCGGAGCACCTGGCTGGTACCTCGGAGTGCTTCAACGACCTGGCCAACCGGGCGGGCGTGAAGTACTTCGACTACCAGGAGGCGGCCGTCCTCCAGTCGCTGCAGCTGCCGGAGCCGCTGCGCCAGCTGCTGTTCTACAAGACGGGCGCCGGCAAGAGCATCACCGCCCTGACGGTGGTGAGGCTGGCCGGCTACCAGAACGTGGTGGTCATCGCACCGCCGGCGACCCACGGCCAGTGGGAGCAGGCGGGGCTGAGGTTCGACATGAACGTGCTGTGCATGTCGCACGCCAAGTTCCGGCAGAAGAACACCAAGCTGAGCCGGGAGATACCGGTGATCGCCGACGAGTTCCACCTGTTCGGTGGTCACCAGGGCCAGGGCTGGAAGAAGCTCGACACCCTGGCCGCTCATCTCCAGGCACCGCTGGTGCTGGCCTCGGCCACGCCGAACTACAACGACGCGGAGCGGGTGTACTGCATCCAGCACGTGCTCGACCCGATGTCGTGCAGGGGTGGCTACCTGCAGTTCCTCTACACCCACTGCAACACGGTGGCCAGCCCGTTCAAGATGGAGCCGGACGTCGACGACGTCCAGCCGTTCCGCAACTTCAAGGACGCGGCCGAGTACCTGGCCGCATTGCCCTACGTGGCGTACTTGCCGGACGACCTGCAGTACCAGATCATGGACATCTCGGTGCCGGCACACTGGCCAGCCGAGGCTGATACCTACGGCATCAACCGCCGCACCGAACGGATCATCGCCAGCCAGATCGAGGAGCGCCACGCGCGTGTCAACCTCGCTCTGGTCGATGATTCTGGCAAGGTGAGGTCGGACATCTACGAGATCCTCACAGATCTAGTCGGTGCAGCGACGACGCCTTCCCTCGTTTTCGCCGCCCACTCCACAGTGGCAGATGCACTGGGAGCCAGGCTCTACGAGAACCGGGTAAAGCATGCAGTCGTCAAGGGCACCACGCCCGCGAAGAAGAAGGCCGCGTACATCGCTGCCTTCAACGACGGCGTGCTCGATGTGCTCGTGGGCACGGCGACCCTGGCAACGGGCACCGACGGCATGGACAAGGTGTGCGACCAGCTCATCATCCTCGACGACACCGACGACGACGCGCTGCGCCGTCAGCTGGTGGGTCGCATCATGCCGCGAGGCGGCGACGGTGATGCCAGCTCCAAGCAGGTGTACAGGATCCTTCTCACTCCGTGACCCGGGGGAGGGCTCGGCCGTCCGGCCGTGCCACGGAGAAGAAGGGAGGGCCGATGCCTCTCACCCAGGAGGAGATCGACGCCCGCATCGCACGCCTGCTGGATCGGCTCGAAAGTGCCGACCTGACGTACGGACAGTCACAGCTGCTCTGGCGTCAGGTCGAGCAGCTGCAGGAGATGCAGCCGGCGTGAGGCAGAAGAGCGGGTGGGACGGGGCTGCGAACCCGTCCCGCCCGCTCCTACCGAAGAAGGGAGGTATCCGTGCTTCAGCTCAAGACCAAGCCGCAACTTGCCAAGGAAGCGTTCACGCTGGCCAAGAGCTTCAAGCTCGTGCGGTACCGATCCACCTCATACATCCCTGCTGACTTCGAGACAGGGGAGACAGTAAACCCTCCACCCGACATCGACCGTACCATCTGGTTGCCGCTGTCCCGGGAGGATATACAGCAACTCGCCGCGGATCAGTTCGACACTCTGTTCGGATCCGACGGCGAGCTCAGTGCCTTCGAGTTCATGGTGGCGCAGAACTCCATCCTGATCGACAAGGCCATCACCTCGCTGCTGGTGCGTACACCGGACGGCCTGATGGAGCTCGACGAGGCTGGCCAGCTGGTCGAGAACACCGGGGAGTTCCGGCCGAACGCGCTGGTGCCGATGCTCAACGACGACCTGGCCGAGCAGACCAGGGTCTTCGAGGTGATCGCCGGCTGGCTCGACTCCGACGAGGAGGCCGAGTCGCTGCTGTCGCACCTGGCCACCAGCCTGGCTCCAGGCTGGTCAGCGGTGAAGTACGTGCTGCTGCTGGGCGAGGGCCGTAACGGCAAGTCGGTGCTGCTCAAGATGCTCAAGGGGCTGTTCGGCTCCTACAACATCAGCAGCGTGACCCGGCAGATGATGTCGGAGCAGAAGGCCCCGGTCATGTCGCTGAACGGCAAGCTGCTCAACCTGGTCTTCGACGGGTCCAACGAGTACATCAAGGACTCGGGGACCGAGAAGAGCCTGGTGGCCGGCGAGCCGGTGTGGATCGAGGCCAAGTACAAGAACACACCCGTCGAGGTGCAGTTCCTCGGGCTGCCGATCGAGGCGCTCAACCGGGAGCCGAAGACCCACGACAAGTCGGCGGCCCTGCAGAAGCGGCTGGTCCGCTTCCACTTCCCGAACGTGTACGCACTCGACCACAGGTTCGAGCGCAGCATGCTGACGGAGGAGAGCCTCGGCGCGTTCCTGGCGCTGCTCATCAAGAGATACGTCAAGGAGGACGACGTCGCCGCCAGGCTGGCGCCGACCTCGAAGTCCCTCGAGCTCCAGCTCGAGCAGATGTACAGCAACAGCCTCGGGCTGCAGTTCCTCAAGTACATCGAGGAGACCGACACGTTGGGCGCGGACGGCCTGGTCGGCAAGTCGATCGAGGAGCTGGTCCAGCTGTTCCGGTCGTGGCGGCTGAAGGAGAACGACCTCGGCACCTGGGCTGACCCGGATGTCGCGGCGCTGTTCCAGCCGCTGCTCAACACCGAGCGCAAGTCCGACCGCAACAACCCGACCGGGCAGCCCCGGAAGGTCAGGAAGATCACCTCGTTCAAGCACGAGGCCGTCGCGTTCATCGAGTCCTTGAAGGGAGACGACGACGATGCTGCACTCCTCAACGCCCTGGTGGAGGACTGATACATACGAGATGGCTGGGCCGTACCCGGTCCAGTTCGATCACCACTGGGCCGGGCCCAGGGGAGTGGCCCTGGTGCGGGCCTGGCCGGACGGCCGGACCGACTCGGGCTGGGGCCTGCAAGGGACCGACGGCCGGCCGGGGTTCATGGCCAAGTACATGCGCGGGGAGTTCAACGACAAGCGCGTGCTCTTCGGGTACGAGCGGGACAAGTGGGCCTTCGCGTTCATCATGAGGTCGCTGCGCCTGGTGTGCATCGACATCGACGGGAAGAACGGTGGGCTGGAGGAGGCCAAGAAGCTCGGCGCTCTGCCGCTGACGATGGCCGAGACCAGCAAGTCCGGCAACGGCTACCACCTGTTCTACCTGGTGGATGAGGAGTGGGACGACCAGAAGGGTTTCGCCACGCTCGGTGACCGCATCGGCATCGAGCAGGGCGTGGACTTCCGGTCGACCGGCTGCGTCTACCACCACAAGACCCAGAGGTGGAACAACCGAGGGCCGGCGATGCTGCCGGACCACCTGTTCGAGATCTTCAAGAACAGGGAGCAGCAGATCGCTGCGCAGACCGAGAGGATCACCAAGATCCTCGCCAACCAAGACACCACGGAGGTGCTCCTGATGCACGACGACATCTTCACCAGGCTCAACCGACCGATCCCGACCGGCAAGCGGAACAACACGCTGTTCGCCATCGGCGCCGAGATGCAGCAGGCACAGGTGCCGGACTGGCAGAACCACCTGGCCGAGCGTGCCCTGGCCGTCGGCCTGGACCACGGTGAGGTCGAGAAGCTGCTCAAGAACATCGAGCGGTACGGCATCACCAACGCCACGTCCCTCGCTACGGCGTGACCGACTGCTCCGTCTTCCTGATCTGGGAAGGCGTGGGCAAGTGGGTCGGCCGCTGCCGAGGCTGCAACGGGAAGGTCGTCACGGGGAGGCCGGCGGCCCACGAGGTAGTCACCAAGCGGGCCACGGCCCACGAGGAGGGCAAGCCGGTGAAGAAGCCGGCGAAGAAGGTGGCCGCCAAGAAGGCGGCATGAAGGGAGAGTCACGTCCTCGCGGGCGTGACTCTCTCTTTTTTACAGCGGACAATGTGGGCATGAGCGAACTCACACCCACGGCGCTGACAGAGGTAGAAGCGTTGCTGAGGAAGAGGTTCGACAAAGGAGACCGCTGACAAGCAGCGCGTCCCGTCAACGGCCCGCGCTGCGGCGGGGAGCGACCGCCTCGACCAGCTCGTCCTTCCTGATGATAAGAGGGCGAAGATGCCCTTCACGAAGGACAAGTACCTGGTCAAGGAGAACCCGCACCTGGTCCAGTGGGAGCGCGAGGTCCGCAAGTTCCTGCGCAACCTCTCGCCCGAGCACGGCCACCGCGTGGCGGCGGTGATGATCTACGAGTGGGCCACCGGCATCCGGGTCGCGGACCTGATGGCCGAGGGCGGTTCGGCCCAGGCCGACCTGCGCAAGATCAACAAGGTGCTGCGGTTCTACTTCGGCAAGCCGTACATGACCTACATCATGGGGCGGAAGGTGCCCAACGCCTACCGGGTGAAGCCGGGGTGGTACGTGCGCCGGCACCGACCCATGACCCTCACGCTGTACGCGGAGTACGCCGAAGGGGTGCTCTACCCGTGACCCATCGGCCCATCCGGGTCGAGGAGGACGGGACCAGGGTCTACGCCGACGGGCACCGCTACCGCCCGGTGCCGCCTGAGGCACGCAGAAACCGGGTCAGGAAGCCCGATCAGGCCGGCGCCGTCCGATTCCACGGAGACTGGTTCCTGCCCCTGTCAGTGCTCCCTGACGAGGCGCGTGTGATGCCTGTGACCACGAGCGACAAGATGCGCCCGTGGCAGGCTAGACCCGGATGGGCTCCTGATCCGCCAGATCCTGGTCGGTGACCGGGCCGCCCTCGAGGCGCTGGAAGACCTGGCTGATCGAGTCCAGGTCCTTGGCCATGATCGCCTGGAGGTACAGCGTGGCCGCGGTGTGGTCGAGGATGTCCGGGCTCTTCTGCCACACCGTCTGCACGGTGCCGAACCGCTGGTGCCACAGCCACTGGATCCGGGTGTCGAGCGACGCCCGGTGGGACTCGGGGATGCGGCCGCGGAACTTCGGCGTGGTCAGCACAAGTTCTGCGGACATGCGGAGCTCCCTCCCAGGAAGACGACGGACACGAACAGGTACAGGACGTAGAGCAGCGGCAGCCCTAGCAGGATGCCGACGATCCACTCACCCGGCTTCATTCAGCTCACCCCCGGTCAGGTCGAGGAACTCGATCTCCACTGCCTTGCCCGAGACGGGCTGAGTTCCGGCTCGGCGCTTGCCGGCCAACCGGTCGAGGATCATCTTCCGCGCCTTGTTGGCCCGCGCCATGGATCCTCTCACAGAGGCGTCCGGGGTGTTGGCGAGCTCGAACAGGGACCGGGCCACCAGCTCGTGGGTCGGCTTGGTCAGCAGGTTGTCGTCGATCATCGTCGGGTAGTCCGCCACCTGCTGCAGCGCCTGCCGAATGGTGACC